ACGCTATCCTTAAATGTAGGATGCGCCCGAATTTCACAATTTGCGCCCGATGCTTCGGTACAGTTCGGCCCTCCGCTCGGCGGTCTTGCTGATGTCAAAGCGCTCCCGAACATCTTTGGACAACTGCACGGCCAGCCCCTTGGCGTAGTCGGGTTCGTTCACAAATTTGCGGACGGCCTTGTACCAAGCGTCTTTCTTCCCGTAGGGGATGAGCAACCCATTGTGGCCGTGGGTGATGATGTCGGTGTAGGGGATAGTTTCCGAGGCGATAATAGCCTTGCCCATCCATCCCGCTTCCACGACCTTCAACTCCGATTTGAGGCGGTTGAACTTGGTGTCACGTAGCGGGGCGATGGTGGCGTTGATGAAGTTGTACCCGCCCACATAGGAGTAGATGTCAGCGGCTTGGATGCGGCCGTAATTCTTGTTCAGCCCACGGCAGGATAGCATCCGCTCGTAGTCATCGTACACGGCGTTCCCATCGTTCCACCCGCCCAGGTAGATTTTGTATCGCCCATCAAGGGAACGGTCATGGGCCAACAGGCCAAAGGAATGCTCCACCAAGGCGATGTCCTCCTGATGCTGCGCCCCTCCGAACCAGCCGATTTTAAAGAGATGCGGTTCGGGTTCTGCATTTGTGTCGGGGAGGTACTGCTGATAAGCCTCGTACGGCTCGTTGGGGAGAATAGTTACGGCTTTGTTCAGCAGGCGTATCTTTTGGGCAAGGTGTTCCGTGGTCGTGGTCACATGGTCAGCCAAGCGGATGTGTTCTCGAATCTGCTCGTCAAGTTTGGTGGACAAATAGTGCCGATACATGATATGCCCACTCTCCAGCACCCAGTAGTCGTCAAGGTCCAAGATTACCTTCGCCCCAAACGCCGTCAGAGCCTCGTAAACCTTCCGAATTTGGTCCAGCGTACCTTGACACCACAAGCGATTAAATAACCACACATCGACCGTCTTTAAGTCCTCGTCCTTGACATTGGCGATGTTGTCCACGCAGACATAATCGAACTCCGTGTAGTTGTCGCCAAGATATGCGTTCGGCATCTCCAGCCGATAGAAGGAGCACCCCGTTGGGTGGGCGTTGTAAACGATGCAAATTCTCATGCCCAAAGGTACAAAAAAAAGGGCCACCCCCGAAAGGATGGCCCCTGACCACTAAACCATGCGGCGTATGAGAACCGCAGGTCAAAGATACGCTACGACCCGCTGATTTGTGCGGTCGCTACCGTGAATTGAGATACCAAAACATTCAGCATCGGATTCGGCTCCATGCCCGAAAGGGTCAACTCGTAGCCGCTCCTGTCGCCAAATGCAGTACCCGTTCCAGCGGTTCCAGCAGACACTTCCAAGCCGTTGGCCGCACCGAGGAACCAGTAGCGGTCGTTGTTGTCAAGGACAATTGCGTACACCCGATTTTGGGCCAACAGGCGCAACTCATTGCGGACGGTCGTCTGCAACTTGTTGATGGTGAAGGTCAGTTCGGGAGTGTAGAAAAGCGTTCCATTCTCAACCGACGCATTCAGCGTTTCGGTCATGCTGGAGGTCGCTTTGGTTAAATCGTATTCAAACCAAGTACCTGCAAGGGTTCCCGACACGGAGCCAGTCGTATTGGCGACCGTTCCCGTTGGGTTGAAGGTTTGCACGAAGATTGTTTTGATACCGCCAACCGAGTTGCGGCATCCGAGGGCGTAGCCCGTAGTTAGGGAGCAAGACATAGTGTATTTTTAGAGGGTTATGTTATACTAAAAAAGCGGGGGGAAGTTTCCCTCCCCCCTTACACTTAGGCCAATCTCCAGTCAACAATGAGGTCAGGGTAAGCGACTTGGACACCAACTTTGAAGGCGGCTTGGAAGCGGACTTCATCGTTGTCCTGCGAGTACCACAGGCTGAAGTTTTCCTCGTCGGAGAGCAGGTCGGTTCCGTAGAAGAAGTTACCGAGGTAACTGCAAACCATGCGGTTGTAACCAAGCAAGCCTGGGACTGCAACGACACGGACATTTGTGCCAGGGTAGATGATGTCACCATCGGCCAACCCTTGCAGGTCAACTTGGTTGTAAAGCACGCTGGCGGTCGACTTCAACGCTCCAATCAAGGTGCGGAAAGTGTCCCAACCGCAGAAGATAACCAAGTCGTTGCGGGTCAAGATGGCCTGCGGAATGCGGTTGTAGATGTTGTCAAAAATGCTGATAGCGTTGCCCGTGGTGATACCAGTAGAGGCAGACACGGCAGCGGTGTTACCCGATACGGTAGAACCCGATGCAGCGTTCAAGATTGTCAGCAAACCAGTCACCAAGGTGGAACCCGACCAAATAGCGTTCTCCAACGCTTCAGCGATGCGAAGGGCTTTCTGTTCGGAGAAAGCCTGCTCAAACGGAACGCCGTCGTAGGTAGAACCAGCGGTCAACTGCGACTGCATCCAGTATTGTTCCAGCGAACGAGGGCAAAGAGCCTCTTGAACTTTCATGGGTGCAACGGTGATATTCCTTTGTGTGAAGGTTGTGGTTCCTGCTGCGGTCCATCCGCAGGCAGTACCCGCAGCAAGGGCAGCATCCGTGTCCATCAAGTTGAGGGCAGCGGCTGACTTGATGCCCACCTGCTTGGTAAACAAGGAAGCGGTGCGGGCCGAGAATACGGCCTTGGTGATGAGCGGAAGCCGCTGCTGCTCGGTATAAGTAGTCAGCGGGGAAACGAATGAGTAACTCATGGTTTTGTTTTAAGGGGGTTAAGGATTAATTGGATTTTTTAAGATTCTGGATTGCTTGGGCGAGGGCGTTGAAGTTCTGCGTTGCGGCGGTCTTCCGTTGCTCCACAATAGCGGAGGCGGTTGGCTTGGGGGCTTCCGATGGGAGTTCGGCGACCTTCTCCACGATGTCGGTCATGGTTTCCATCTGCGAGGCAAATGCGGACATTTTCTCCTTCATTTTACCCATTTCAGCGTAGGCGGCCTTCAGTTCTTCCATGATGCTGACGAGGTGCTTCTTGACGATTTCCTCAACCATCAATGGGTCCACCATCGGATAGCCTTCGGCGATTTCACTCACCACTTCACCTGCAACTTCGGGGGTTATCTCAGCAGCAACGGCGACTTCCTCGGCGGGTTCTGGGGCTTCGGCTACAACGACTTCGGTGATTTTGCCACCTTCGGTCTTGATTGTACCAACGCCCTCGACTTGATGCTCTCCGTCAGGAGCGGGCAGGGTTTCGTCTTCGGTGATGACATAAACGGCTGTACCTGCAACGAGGTCGCCGTCCACTCGGACAACGGTTCCATCTACCAACTTGTAGTCGGCAAAGGATTGCTTTTGGGTTGTGAACTTGCGGAGTTCAGTCCGCAAAGTGTCAATGGCTGCTTTTAGGTTCATAGATTAAAGGGATTTGTAGGTTGGGTTGATATGTTGCAAAAAGTTGGTCAAATCGTCTGCGAGGCCCGCAAGAGCGACTTCAAGTTCGGTCCCCGTATTTTTCATCCCGAATAGTCCCTCCACGGAGAAACCCTTGAAGGCGTGGCGGTTCTCCCACACTTCGTCGTTCTCCACTTTGAAGGAGCCGAACCAAGATCCGTCGGGGGTGTCCTCGTAGCCTTTCGGTGCAAGGATGCCCCGCTCGGTGTCGGTGATGTAACTCTCGAACATGAACACGCCATCGAGTTCGGCGTTGTGGTAAGCGTTCACATTGTGCTGGTTGCCTTGCTTGAAGTACTTCTGCACGATTTTGCGGATGGTGGCTTTGTCAAAAACCACATAGTACTCCCCGTAGGTGTCGTCCTTCCGATAGATGGGCGTGTCGGCCAGCATGAGCGGTCCAGTCAGCACCCTGCGTTCTCCCGTTTCAGCGAATCGTTGCGGGGTCTTGGCAAAGGCTTGGAAGGGTTTCTCAATCGCAGGCATATCAACGAGGGCGACAAACTGCACGCCTTCGTCCACTTCGTCCACGGTCATTCGGTACACGGGAAGTTCCATGGTGGTAGATGTAGCGGTTAGCCTAATGTTGCAAATTCGGACAAGCGGCGCACCCTGCTGGTCGTCTGCTGGATGTCACGCTCAACCACATAGGCCCGCATGGGTTGGTTCTGCTGACCCTGACCCGATGACAAGTCGCCCGTTCCGAGGTTGGTCGTTTGCGGATTAGCGAAGATGGGCGGTGGGGTCATGCTTGCCCCTGCTGCTCCACCCATTACGCTCCCACCTGGTGCGCTTCCTCCGCCACCTTGGAATTGGGTCGCTTTAATCTTGGCCACATTCGCAAGACCTGCGGCAAGGGCAAGACCTGCCTCCACGAATCGCTGACCTGGGAAGACCGTTTCCGTGGGCTTGATGGCCAAGGCCGAGTTGACGGCAAGGTAAGTACTGACAATGGCTTGGGCGATGCTTGCGGCTTTGGATACATTGAAGGCTCGCCGTTGGGCTTCCTCGCTCTTGCCTGCACTTGCTTGGATGATGTCCCCGATGACGGCGAAGGACTGCCCGACATATTTCTCACGAAGGGATGCAAGGTCCGCTTCCCGTTGTGCCTGCCCCGCTGCTGACTTGGCATCGGCATCGTTGCGCATCCGAATGTTTCGCAAGTACGCATCCCGATTGCGGAGCATTTGGTCCTCTTGGAGTTGGTCCTGCTTGTTGATGCGGTCCAGTTCCATCTCGTAGAGGGTCAAGTTCAAGTCCTCCACGAACTTGATAATGGCGTTGTTTTCCTCTTGGAGTTTGAGCAGGCGTTGCCTGGTGGCCGCTTCTTCGTCCTTGCGGCGTTGCTCCTGTCGAGCCTTGCGTTTATCGTCAGCAGCGATGAGGCCGTCGGTGTGCCTATCGTAGGCTTGGCGGTACTGCTCCAACTGCGCTTCCTCCCGTTGCAGGGCCATGGCCTGCTCCGCTGCCCGTTGCTTTGGGTCGGGTAGGTTCAAGAACCGACGAACCGCTGCGGTCAGTTCGTCCCACTTCGCCACAAGCAGACCAACCGCCGCAACCGCCGCACCGATACCGGTAGCCAAGAGTGCAATCCGGAACGCCTTCATGGCCCCGGTGCTGGTTCCAACGGCCACGGCGTAGAGTGCCTGCGCCGCTGCTTGGCCTTGGGTTATTAGGATGGAATCCTTGTTCAGCAGGTTGGCGACCTGTTGCACCCCGTTGGCGAGGGCCATGGCCGCTTGGACCTTGACCAAGGACTTTTGGAGTTCTTCTTCCTCCGCTCCAAATAGTGCCGCCGCACCTTGGGCGATTTGGAATCCCGCCGTGATACCTTGGATAGCCCCGACGAAGGTGTCAATGGTTCGGGTGTCCGAGGCGAGGTTCTTAATCCTCTGCTGGGTGTCCCCGATTTGGTCTTTCAGTTTTCCCGCCTCCCGTTCCATGTCACGGAATGCCTTCGTCCCGTCTTGGCCAGCAAGGGCCATGTCCGCAAGGGTCTTCTGCAATTCCCGCAGGCGGGTCTTTGCGCTGGTCGTGCCAGCGGCGGTCGAATCTTTAAGCCCTACTTCGAGGACTATTTCTTTGGTTACATCTGCCATGGTTATCCTTCAGAAGGGAGTTCGGGGTTAATGGGTGGTTCATACCCTGGGTCCACAGGGTCGGGGTCGATGGGGCCGTTAAACAAGGCCGACGGGTCGTTTGCAATCGGGGTGGTCGTGGTTGCCGCAAAGTCGGTGAGGTTGAGGATGCGTCGGAGCGTCACTCGGCACGGCTTCATCTGCCCGACCAAATAGTCCCGAATCTCCAGCAACCGCCATCGGATGCCGCCGTAATAGACGGGCTTGCGGAAGTCGAGTTGGTAGATGTCCACGGAGGATAGCAGCATCGTGAGTTCCAACTGCAAGGCTTCTTGACTGACCGTTTCGTTTATGTAGTTGAGCCAGTAGGTGTTGTAGAGGTTGTTGTTGGTGTAGGCGTACGGGTTGCCACTTGCGTTCACGGCGTTGTAGTACACCAACCTTGGCTGCCCGAAGGTCAAGTCCACGCTGGGGTTGTACGGGTTGTCAATGTGGGATATGAAGGGAAGGTTGCTTTGTGATACGGTTGTAGCAAAACCATCGCCATCAATCCCGTACCAATAGAGCCAAGGCGTTTGACCTGCAATGCGGTTGTATTGTGCGATTCGGTAGCCCGTTTGCAATGGTTTGATGCTTCCACTCAAACGAGTTCCCTCCAAATCCCAAGTACGGCCAAGAATCTTGTCCGAGGCAAACGATGCGGGGATAAGTGTACCGCATAGGGTTTCTACCACCTTGTCGCCTTTGCCGTAAAAGTTGGAGGTATTGAAGATTCGGCCACCATAGCCTTCACGGGCCAAGGGGTAGGACTGCTTGTAAGTTTTGGACAGGTAATCCCCCATGTCCTTGTATTTGAACACGATGTTGGTGTAGGCGTTCGGGTCGCCGTTGGTCAGCACCTGTTCCGCATTCTCATCCGATTTCTGCGACCAATCCACCACACCCGAAGTGTAGAAATCCTTCCAAGGCTCGATGTATAAGAGTTTCGGGTCTTGCGGGTCAGGCATGAATTGCAGGTTGAACATCTTCTGCAAATCTTGCAGGAGGTCGCTCTGCTTGACATCAGCAGGCAGAGCGGTCCGCATATCCAGCACACCGATACTGACGGGGTTCTCAAGGCAGGTCCATTGGATTGTTGACCCCGATGGTATTGTTGTCAAAGCGTTCCGATTCTCTTTGTACTGCACGATGACCCGCTGATTTGCGAACAACTGCACATTCTCAAAAACCGCTGACGAATCTCCGCTGACCGCCATTGTGATGTTCTGCGAGGCCACTGTTCCACTCGTATCAATGTCAAAAAGGCGAAGTGTTCCCTCGGCATTTAATCCCAGGTTTGTCGTCACATTTTTGAATCCAAACTTGAGATTCCAACGGGTTGGTAGTACTGGAGCCACGAAGGTGCTGGACGATGCGACCCAATAGCCTGGGCGGTCGTAGTACGGATTGACTGAATCATTTTGAAACACCATCTTCCCAAATGTGGTTCCAAAGGCGTTGATGCTCCCCGTCGTTTGGGCGAAGATATTGGACCCCGACAAGTTGACGGGCATCGTCCCAGCCGCATACGGAATCACCAGTTTGTTGAATAGTGCCGAGTTGAAGAATGTGGACGAGTAGCGAAACCCCGCCTCGTTGAAGATGAGGTCCACCATTTTCTTGACATAGATGCTTGGCCCCAACTGCCACCACCCTGCGACCAGGTTCCCTTGGGTCAAGTCGCTAAATCCGACCGCATCCACAACCCCGTAAACATACCCGCTGCTCAACGCACCCGATGCCGTCCAGGTACCCGACACATGGCCGCTGGTGGGCGTGTGGTTCATCCCTGTAACGCCCGCCGTGTTGACGAGCATATTGCCCTCTATCGCTTTGAACAGGGACACATTATCGGTGAACAACCCGACCTCGTAGGTGACGGTTCCTTTGGTTTTGCTCATGGAGAGCAACTGCAGCACTCCGCTGAATACCTGCACCCCGTCCTCCCACATAGCGGCACGGATGCGCTTGTTGGGTTGGAATCCACCCACAAAGGACTGGATGTTGTAGGCGTAGGCAAAGCAGGCCCGATTCGTCGGGGTGTTCGGCAGGGTAATGGTCTTACTGAATGACCCCCGTTGCTTGGTCACATCCTCAATATCCCCGATGGAATAGGTGACGGCGATGTCGGTCCCGCCCATCGTGTCGAGGACATAGGCGAGTTCGGGCATGGCATTCAGCCCCGCAAAGCGGAGGTACAGGCAGTCAAAGCAGGCCGCTTCAACCACATCGGCTCCATCGGCAGTCGCACGGGTGTTGAAGTTGTTCCACGCCGTTAGGTCGTCGATGAAGGTTGCCGTCGGGTAGGCTATGAGGGTTACGCTCATAGGATGTTGTTGTCGTAGGCTACGGCTACCTCAATCTGCAACTGCGTGAGGCGGTCGTTCCGTCTGGTTACAAATTGATACTGGTTCGCATTGACCACCGCTTCCACAAGTTGGCCACCGAGTTCGAGCCACACATACCCACTCCGAACCATTTCAATCAACCACTCGGATTCTGCATCGGTTAGCCAGTCGCTATTCAAAGCATACACGAAGTCAAAGGACCCCGCCCAAACTTTGTTGTAGGTGGTGGTTGCGTACACATCGGAGTTATACCCGAACACCTCCCGCTGGATGTTGGCCCGCTTCCTGTTCTTCATCGTGAAGGTGTACGAATCAATCCCACCGTACTTGTTGACGAAATGGACGGGGATGGAATCAAACCGCTGGCAGGGGCCGAAGGTGAAAGTGGTCTGCACCGACCCAAGGCCAGCATTCCCCAAGAACTGCACCGTGTAGGAATCGCCCTCCACCGCTCCGCTCAATGCCGTGATGGTTCCCGAAAGATTTGCAGGGCCACAAGCGAAACGCTGGATATTGAAGTCCGTGGTTCCCGATAGGCTTGGGCTGACGGCGAAGTCGTAGTTCACGGACTTGTAAGCAACCCGTGCCGATACGAGCCAAGTATCGTTAGCCGATACCGTTGTGTACTTGGTCCCGTTGATGGCAAGGAAGTTGCTGCCCCCGTGGTACACCGTGAAGGCCGTGGGGGTTGTCAGCGGTTGGACGGAATTAAAACTGCTACCGATGCGGAAGTACGGGCTTAGGCTCCAGTCAGCAAGTTCCAACTGCTCCAAGTTCCCCGCAAAGGCCATCACCCCGCTGACCGTTGTGGTCGCTCCCGTGACGACGGGCGTGTTTCCGTACTCTTGCGTGAAGTCCAGCCGATAGCCCGAATAGAACCCCGAATGGTCCACGAATCCCGTCTGCGTCAGCGATGGGGCGGTCGGGGCTACGAGGGTTTCAACCACCTTCTGCACATCAAAGAACCCGAAATTGGTGGTCGGTAGTTTGTCGCATTTCAGCCTTGCCAGCGTCGTGCCTGCGGGGTTTTTGACATCGCAGACATAGCGGTAGTTCGGCTGGGCAATCAGCGAGCCGCTGACCTTGTAGAGCATCTTGTTGTAAACGGGGGTCGCTACGAGGGGCGAACCCGAAAGGACGGTTATGGACATGGGTTATCGGACGGTTGCGACGCTTATGGACTTGCCGAGGACTTCGGCTATGTTTTCGGTAAGCACATCCACCATTTCCTTGGTGGCTGCGTTGGACATGAAGTTGGTGGCCCGTAAGCCTTCCCGCCTAATCTTGTTGGCGATGTTTATAGCGAAGGAACGGTTGTCGGCCTTCTTGTCACGGCCTTCCAGTTGGATGCTCTTAAACGCAATCCACTCTTGGATGGGACGGATAGGTGGCCGCTTGTCCCTGTACTGAAACGGGCTATTGGGGGCACGACTACTGCTGACCGCACCCTTGACACCGAGGTCCACATATTTCCAGTAATCGTTGGCGACAATAGCGACAACGAAGGAAGTGTCGGTGAGCGTGATGGGTTCAAAGTCAATGCTGGCAGATAAGGAATCGCTGGCAATAGCCCCTGAATTTGCGAGGTTCTGCTTGGCCAAAGTGATGACCCCTTCCAACCATTTCTTGACCACGGCGTAGGACTTGTTGTCAATGGCCCCCTCCGCAAGATTTACACCGAAATCGGGCAAGGCTTGCTTTTGGATGTCGGTCAGTTTCTTGCCCGAACCACCTACGAATACATCAAACTCCATGCTGGTAAATGTCCAGCCTCGCAAATTGTGTCCTACCGCCTCCGCATCCGCTCCGCTTCCATCCGTTCGGCTTCCAAGATGTCATGGATGAGCAGCGCATAGTTCAGGAACTCCACCGCTTTCATTGCGAAGATGGCATCAAATTTCAGCACATCCTTGTTCGCCATCCTCCACACGACCATCAGCCAACCGTAGCCAGCAAGCGGGTTGGTTATTGGCCCTGCATTCCCTTCGTCAGGTGCTTGGAATAGTCGCTCAAAACTTTCAAGTAGGATTCTGAACTTAGCAAAAAAAAACTGACCACCCCCCAAACATCGCCAATCTTGGCGTGGGCTTTGAGCAGTTCGGCCCGCTCTTGGTGGGATGCCCCGTCGTATTTCTTCGGGAAGTGGCCAAGGAACCCACCCTCCCTGCAAAGGGTAGCCATGATGCGGTGCAGGTTTTGGACCAACTTCTTTTCGTCGGTGGTATCGGTGTCCATCAGGTCAATGAGTTGCCCCGCCGTGAGTTCATCGGTGAACACCGTCGGAATCCACCACTTGCCTCCCGCTTTGAACCGCCTGCGATATGCCAAGGTAGGCAGTTCGTTCCACTCGGCAATGATGGTCTTGTAACGCTTAGTAAGCCCCTTGGCGGGCATTTCTCGGACGAGCGATACATCTACCCCCTCCACTATCGCCACGACCCCTGCACGCTTGTCGTAGTCCGTGAGGACGGGGCTGAACTCCAGCGCAGCGATGCGTTGGAACT